ATTAGAACGAAAATCTTCTTTTGGTCTTACTCTTTTAGTAGAGGCAATAATTACACCATCCACTACAATAGTTCTAACATCAAATGGCATTTCTAAATATTCTTGTACTAAAAGTTCAGCACCAAATTTCCATAGTGATTGTACATTTGATATTAAACTTTTATAATCATTTGCAATAGATACACCAATACCTTGTGTACCTGTAATTGTTTTTATGATAACAGGAAACTTACCACCGATTCTTTTATGTGCATCTTCAACCGAATCTTCATTATTAATTAATGATGTTTTTGGTGTTTGTATTCCATTTTGATTAAATGTTATATAAGATGTCATTTTGTTATCACAAGTTAACATACCATCACGATTGTTAATCATGAATGCACCTGCCTTTTCAAAAGTAGAAAGTAATGCAAGTCCTACTTCATCCTCTAATACTCCAGCACGAACAAACACTATTGTTTTGTGTATATCAAAGTCTAGTCTTTCTCCCTCTACATTTGATATAGTTAAAGTACCTTTTTCTAAATCGTTATCTGATACCCATGCCTCTCTTGTGTTAACAATATGACATGGAATTTTATTTTTATCTGAATATTTTTTAAGTTGGTTTGCAACCACTTCTTCTTTATTTGAAGATGTTTTAGTTAAGACAGCAATTTGTATATCACCATCATTCACATTTTCTTCTGTGATGAACGATTGAAAGTTCTTCATAATGTATTTACTCTGAGTTGGGTTGCCATTTACCTATTGATTCTTGTTTTCCTTTATAGTCTGCAAGTGCAGCTTTGATAGCATCTTCTGCCAAGACTGAACAATGAATTTTTACAGGTGGTAGTGCAAGTTCTTCTGCGATGTCACTATTTTTAATTTTTAAAGCTTCATCTACACTTTGTCCTTTAACCCATTCGGTTAATAGACTTGATGATGCGATTGCTGAACCACATCCATAAGTTTTAAATTTAGCATCTTCTATAATACCATCATCATTTACTTTGATTTGAAGTTTCATTACATCACCACAAGCTGGTGCTCCGACCATACCTGTACCAACTGATGAATCATCCTTATCAAGTGTTCCCACATTTCTAGGATTCTCATAATGGTCTAAAACTTTATCTGAATATGCCATTACTCTACCTCTTTCTTTTTCCCTATGTTATATTTAGTTTCTAACATCCACTCATCTTTTTCTTTGAATGAAATAATTTTAATTTGACTTAATGGTGCAATCGGTTCTGGTGTACCTTTCATTGCAACTAAACCCCAATCACTTAGAAGTTTAACTATTGTATTTCTTCTAGCAATATCATTCTCTGATAAGTTTGTATCCTTACCATCAAGTGCAAATAATTCTTTAAAGTGTACTATGTAATACTTACCTTGTTTATGAAGTATATGGCAAGACTGATATAGTTTCCTTTCTTTTCTAGAGGCAACTCCGATACGAGATAAAGTTTCTCTAATCTTTAGGAAGTCATCTGGTTCTTTTAAAAGAACTTCAAACATCTGCTCCTGCTTCCATTGTATATTATTTTCCATGTTTACCGCCTTTATTTAAACTATTCATAATAGTTTTTATTTGTTCATCATTTAGTATACTGAGAGCCGATTTTGCTTTTTCATTACTATATCCATAATACTCTTTAACACATTCTAAATGTTTTTCTTTCTTCGCCTTTAGCCAAGGTGTATACCTTTGCCTTGTTCTTAGAGTATTTAGTAAAAAGTCAAACTGTAATTTCTTATCTGTCTGATGATTCATGTTCATTTCATTGACTAGAAAGATAGTATCTTGAAATGGAGCAAGACATTTATTTACAATGTATGGTGGATATTTCTTTTCCCATTGCTCATCTTCACTATCCATAAGTTTTTCTTTGGATGTATTGATGGCCTTTAAATACTCTTTTAATTCGTAACTCATTTTTCTAACCTATGCCATGGTATAGTATCTGCATGGTTTGTTTCATTATATAAATTTACACTATCACCAGCAATTTGTATTCCACTATCTTTTTTAAATCCTTTGTATGACATATTAAATGCAATACTTCTTCTTTCACCAGAGCCTTGAAATGGATACACTTGATGATATAAATTATTTGGAAATAATAAACACATGCCTGGTTTTGGTCTAGTCACAAAAGAACCCACTGTAAATATACTATCACTTTGACAAAAAGTAAATTCTATTTGACCATCTTTTTCTTTTGGTTTGTTAGGTATATTTCTAGGTTTCATAGATGGTATTTTTAAATATAATACAGAACTTATTTGACAATGTGAATGATTGTGTTGTGGATTATATTCATTCTCATATTGAGATACAGACCATATAGATTGCATTTGAGTTTTAATATCCATTGAATTAAATAAATCTTGTTGATGAGAATTTAAATAAGCTTGTTCTATATAACTTCTAGATAGTGCATGAAAAACATCCATACATTTTTTTTCTTCCAACATAGAATGTGGTATTTCACTTTCAGTTTCAATTACACCAGCAAGTCTAGAGCCCATGTCTTTTTTATCTTTAATTACATCAACAATGTCATTAAGTTTTTTAATAAAACCCTCTGGTAATTGTGCCACTAAAATTAATGGCCCAAAAGGTTTTACTACTTGTACATTTTTTATTTCCATTTCACATCAACCATAATTTCTGTTAGACAAGCCAACAAGTTTATTTCTTGGTCGGCCACAAAAGCTGACTGATACTGATACTTAGATAAGATAAGAACTGCATGAGGTATTGTACCAGCAGTAGCATGATTATACAAATTGTCATAAATCCTGCGATAAATACGGACAGGGTCATTGTCAAGATTATGTACAATCCACTTTCGTACATTAGTGAATTCCTGAGCCTTGAGTGCGGTAATAAGTTCATTTATATTTACCTCTGATATATTTACAAGAATACCAGCATCTATCTGACCTGATGTAGAGTATCTTTGTAATTCGTTTATTGTTCTACGCCAATCTGGGAAATATTTAGTTAATACTTCCATTATAACTCTAGGTTCATACTTTACATTTTCTGTTTCTAGAATATTCTTAACACGACCGAAAAAGTCTTTTGCAAGTTTTGGTTTATCATCTTTTGCAATAATAAAATCAATTACACTACATCTTGAATGTAGAGGGTCAATTAATCTATTCTTATAATTACAAGTAAGAATGAATCCACAATTCTTATGAAATTCTTCCATGAATCCACGAAGTGCTGGTTGTGTTGATTGGGGATTTAAATAATCTGCCTCATCAAGTATTACATACTTACGACCACCTTCTAGTGATACAGTAGAAGCAAAGTTTTTAATTTTATTTCTGAGTACATCAATACCAGATTCTTCTGAACCATTTATTAGTAATGATGTTGCACCAATCTCATCAAGCATTGCTTTGGCAACAGTAGTCTTACCGACACCAGGCCCACCTGATAAAATTAAGTTTGGTATATGTTTGTCTTCTACAAATTCCTTAAAAGTCTTTTTTAAGTTCTCTGGTAAAATACAATCATTGATTGTGCTTGGGCGATGTTTCTCAACCCATAAAAAAGTTTCCATAATATATAATCCAATTTGTTATTCATAACTTGATTCAGGTTCAAGTGCTACCCAATACTCTACATCTTTATTAGAAGATGCTAGATGACTAATATTCTTAGATGAAATATCAACATCATAATCACCATCCATAAGTTTTAGATTTTCCACTTTGAAAAAGAATTTAAAATCACTACCATCTGCAACAGTATCAACATCAATAGAGAATGTATTTGCAGTATCATTCTTTTTATCTTTGACTGTTAAGAATACATCAGTATTATTTTTTTCTAATACTAAATCTGGTGCCTGTATAACACCAGCAGCTCTTTTAAGTTTATTTAAGTTTTCACCATTCAGTTTAAATGATACTTCTTTACTAGGCATAGTAATTGTTTTATTTGGTGAAGTAACAACCGATGGGTCTGAATAAAAATATTTCAAAGAATTCTTTGGATTATTTTCTTCTTTAATAGTTACAAACCCTTCATCAAATTCTAGAACAGGACTTGTAAATAATGATATGGAAGCTAGAAATTCATTTAGGTCATAGATTGCTACTTCCTTATCAAATGATTCTTCTACTTCAGCCTTTGCAACAATATTTTTCATGGCAGACATTGTTGTTAATGTACTACCTTCTTTTATTACAAGGTTTTGATTTATAGATGCAAAGTTTTTTAATACATCTACTGTGTGTTCACTTAGTTTCATAATATACTCCTTTGTTTAATGTGTTTCTTTATGTAATGTTGGTGATTGAAATTGTTCAACAGTTTCTTTACTATCTCTGATATTAAAATTAGCAGACATTGTTCTTCGTTCACCTTCTCCGAAAAATGGCATTACACAATGTTGCAACCAATTAGGAAATATCATCATAAATCCTTTTTTAGGTTTAACATATTCTTGTGCATCTAATTTTAATCTGTAAACATCATGAATAGTATTTGTTGATGTGATTAAACCTGTAAACCCATCAATACCACCAGCCGCATTATGTAGTAAAGGTATTCTTGGTTTTTCCTCAATACACTTTGGTACTTTTAAATAAAGTATACAAGATAGTCCTGCAGGTGTTTCACACCCATGTGCATGTAGAGGATTGTAATCTCCAGCATAACTGTGTACAGTCCATGCTTCAAATGCCTCTGCAATACTGTCACGCTGATAACCAATTTTATCATTTAGTAAACTAGTAGCACATCTATCTATAATAGTTTTAAAATCTTTTCCCATTTCACTATCTAAAGGAAAAGCCCATTGTTCAGATTTTTCATTTTGACTAATCTGTCCTACTAATTGACCTTTATGAGATACTTTTGCTGGTATAATAACTTCATCAATATGTTTATTAATATCATCAATAAAAAAATCTGGGAACTGTACTGCCATTAATTTATATGATGGTACAGTTTTTATTTGTGCTTGTGTATCAAAAGATTGACCTTTTTTAGGTTTTTGTTTTCCACCTAAAGAATCTGAAAGATTTTTTAAACTCATGTTCTATCTTTCCTATAATGGTCACCAGTTAATCTTTCTTTTAAGGTAATATTGATGTTTGCAGAAAAGGTTCTTCTCTCATCATCTTCTTTACCAA